TATCCGTTTCTTTGGGATTATTTTGAGGAGAGGGGTTATGGCGGTTATTTGCTTTATAAAATTGATCCAAGGAGTTTCGGAGTGAGTAAAACACCTGGAGATACAGCAAACAGAGTCAAGCAAGATATCTTCACGGAGTTCATGACATGGATAGAGAACGAAGCTGATGAAGAGAATCATGTGGAAATACTCGAAGAATGCAGGGATATTGACGGGCCGGAAGACATGACGAATTATGACCTATTCACAGCAGCCGGATATGCCTTACTTGGCACACGTGGGATATATGACGAAGTGGCTGAGTTAGAGAAGGAAGAGTACAGCCTTGATAGTTATTTGAAAAAAAGGAGTTATAGATTCACAAAAAAATATTAACTTTATCGCAAAATTCATTCAAGATGCCTATCTCATTTGAAAAATATGTCACCGATGGCTATCCTTTCCCAAAGGATGATATTAATCCAAAAGACAAGAATGATGATTGGGGACGCAGGTGGTGCGAAGCTATATACGCACAATGGAAACAAGGTAAGACGGCTATTCCTTTTAATTTTGTCAATGAGATACAATCCCTGAGAGCACTGGCGGATGGTCGTCAGAATATCCTACAATATCAGAAGATACTCGTTGATGAGGCTGATGAAAATGGCGATCAGACGGGTTACATGAACATCAATTGGGATATTCCTGCAATAATGCCTAAGTTTCTTCGTATTGTGGAAGGTATGATGGAGCAGACGGAGCATCAAGTGGTCGCCACGGCAATTGATCCAACAAGTGCAGCAGATAAAGAGACTGCTAAATTCGAGATGCAATATCGGATGAAGTTCAAGCCCGCACTTGATCTTATTGAAAAATCAATGGGCATTGACCGGTCGGGGGATTATGTTCCTGATTCCGTAGAAGAACTTAACCTCTATGAAGGAGCTGGGGGATTCAAGTTATCAAAAGAGACAAAGATAGAACAGGGGATTGATTATACATTTTATATCTCAGACTGGAAGGATATAAAACGAAAAATCATAAGAGATTTTTGCATAATAAACTGTGCCGGCACTAAGGATTATACTGATCAATACACTAAAAAAGTAAGAGTCCGATATGTTAATCCCGCAGTATTCATAGGGCAATATTCAAGATATTGGGATCATAAGAACATGGAATTTGGAGGTGAGATCATCCAAGTGCAGGTTGCTGATCTCCGCAAGTTAATTCCTAATATCCCAGAAGAGATACTTCTTAGCCTGGCAAGGGAATATAATGGAATATGCGGAAATGTGGCAATTGAGACCTTATCTTTCAACACCGAATCAAAAACTGGCAATTATGATAGTTTTCTCGTGGATGTAGTGGACGGAGAATGGATGTCTGTGAATAGCGAATATAAAACAAAAAGAACAACATCCGCAGGAAATGAGATACTTTATGATGATGATTGGGGGAAAATATACGACACCGAGAAGAAGAAAACCACAAGATATGACATCAAAGTAGTCTATAAATGCAAATGGATCATAGGGACTGATTATACTTACGACTTCGGATTGCAATATGACATACCACGCCCAGGCAAAAAAGAAGTGGAGCTATCCTATCATCTTTACAAATTACCTTATCGGTCAATAACGAGTCTTTCCGAGACATACATACATCAATTCTGTCTGGCTTATTTCCGACTGCAAAATGCTATTGCAATGGCAGCACCTCCAGGACTTGCAGTGGAGTTCTCATCACTTCAGAACATGAAACTCGGAGCGAATAAACTCGAACCACTTGAACTCTTCAGAATACGAAGACAACAAGGAGATTTTTTATATAAGGCAACAACGCATAAAGGCATTCCTAATACACCAGCAGGGTATAAGCCTATTCAGGAGTTAGCAGGAGGCATCGGCCCGCAGTTAGTAGAATTTTTGAAAATCTTTGAATACAATCTTAATGCAATTCGCGAAGTAACCGGAATCAATCAAGCAGCCGATGCCTCTAATCCTGATCCTAATGCGCCAGTGGGTACATCTAATATGGCGCTTGTGGCAACAAATAACTCCCTGAGACCGCTTTATATAGGCTATCTGAGTCTCAAGGAGCAAACGGCGAAGAATATATCCCTGAGACTGCAATTACTCATTAAGCATGATAAAGAAGCCTATAAAGGATATATGCCAGTTATAGGTAACTTGGGAGTACAGATCATAAGTGTAGGTGCGGATATTGTGGATGCGGATTATTATATCAAGTATGAAGCAAAACCAACAAAAGAACGAAGGGACATCATTCTGAAAGCCGCCAATGATGCGATGATCCCAGACAGAGATGGACTTACTGGTATTGAGTTATCGGATTTTCTTATGATAGAGAGATTACTTGAAGGAGGCAACTTGAAATATGCGGAAGCCTATCTGAATTACAAAACTAAAAAGAACAAGGAAAGGCATCTGCAATTACAGAGAGAAAATATGAATCTTGATAAACAGCGAGAGCAAGAGGCTATTCAAGTCAAGATGCAACAGGATGAAGCAAGGATAAATAATAAGGCGAAAGCAGATATTGAAGTTTATAAGGCGAAGAAGATGATTGATGATGAACTGGCCCAACGACAACATGAGCGCGAGAAAGAGATATTACAGATTGAAAGTGCGCTTGGAATGGTTGGCCATGCTGTGAAGAAACATGTTGAAGAAAATGTAGGAGTTGCACAATAAAAAATTTTCGTATATTTACACTTTAATAAATTATTGCTATGGCAGAAAAACAGGATGACGGCAGGGACATGGAGGTTGACTTCTTAAAAGATGGGATAGGAGTTGACCCGGAAAAAATCGCTGAACAGATCAATAAAAAACGGGGAGGCGGCACTTCACCGATTGATAAAAAAGCAGACGATAAAAAACCGGATGATAAGCCGGCAGATAAGAAAGAAGACAAAAAAGAAGATAAGAAAGAAGTACCAAATCCAGACGCTATCCGCGCTGCCATGCTGAACGAGATGTTCGGAGAGCAGTTTAAGACAGTGGAGGATTTTAAAAAAGCAAATATACCAGCGCAGCTTCAAGAACTGGTGAATCTGAGACAGAAGAATCAGGAGCTTGAGACCCTAAACAAAGCAAAGCCCAAGCATCATTACGCGAATGATGATATAGCCAAGCTCGATGAGTTTACACGCACGACTGGTATTAAAGATGTTGGAGTATTCAATAAACTGAATGTGGCGGACTTAGCAAACATGCAACCCATGGATGCTTTAGTTCTGAATCACATCATTGAAAATCCTACATTGGCAGGTAAGGAGCAACAGGTACGCCGTTATTTCGAGAAGAAATACGATGTTGACCCCAAGCAAGTGACAGCAGGAGAACTTACGCAGGAAGACCTTGAGACGAATCTTATTGGACTGACATCTGATGGTGAAAGAGCCAAGATGAAACTTCAGGAGATGAAAGCTAAGATCAAGATGCCGGAGATCATTCCTGATGAAAAAAAGGAAGAGAAAAACAAATGGACGCCTGAGATTGAGAAAAAACAGACGGCTGAATGGAACAAGGTAAATGAGTCAATGGTAGCGGAGTTTGCAAAGATTCCAATACCAATGAAAGGGAGTACTGAACCTATTATCAACTTTGCGTTGCCAGAGGAGACTAAGACGGTTATTTTGAAGAATGCATTGGATTATGCAGTTAGTAACCAAATGGAAATTAACCAAGCAAATGTCACAAGCATCGCAAAAGCCATGTATTCCGATGTGGTGTTATCAAATCTGGATGGTATAGCACAGGCCATATTTGAGCGTGCACGTACCATGACAGAGGAGGAATACCTGAAAAAATACCACGGTACCACATCCAAGAATGAAGATAAACCCGATGTCAAGACAGAGGAATTATCGGATGAAGCCAAGAGAGAAAAAGCATTTCAGGCTGAGTATGAAAGGTAATTTTTGAGACAGTAATCACAAGAGGCATTATTAGTATTTACATCTAAAATTTGAAAACATGAATCCAGATGCAATTGCTGCAATTTATGCCTCTGACATAGTTTCAGGCTTTGATATTTACAAGCCGGAGAAGATGAACGTACTCTTCAGCAGGTACGGAGATCAGGGAGCTTCTTTTTTCCAGTTACTCAGATCCATGGGGTTTGAGAAGCCGGTAGCACTCGATGTATATGGTCATTACGAAGAAAATCACATCCATGAGATCATCCATTCCAAAGATATTGTTGCGCAACCCGCAACTGGTGATCCAATTGAGTTTACCCTTGACACTGATGACCTTGACGCAAATAACAACTTCTATGTAAGGAAGTGGGATATTCTTATGTTTCCGAATGAAGTCACGGGATCAGTTACGGATATTGATGTAGGAACACCTGCGGCACCGGTGGTCACTTGTGAGCCAAGTGATGCATTGGATCGTTTTCCTGCACTTACAGCAGGTGAGGAACTGATAATCATATCCAGTGCATTCTCTGAAGGATCAGGTCAGCCGCAAGGTGCTGTTTCTGGTACATGGGAATATAGCAACTTTGCACAGATCATCAAGGAGACTATCGGATATACTGGTACAGAGATGGTTAATCAAGACTGGTTCGATGTGACAAGTAAAGGACAGGCAATACCCGCCTTTTACTTCAAAGGACAACTTGATATTGACTATCGTATGGCACTCAAGATTGATGGTGCACTTCTCTGGGGCAAGATCACTACAAACACGAATATTGTGGATACAGATACAGGAAGGGTGATCAAGACAACTGAAGGGGCCATTCCTTATACCAGAAGGCTTGGGAACGAACAATCATACACTTCAGGAGCATTCGATATAGCCGAGTTCAACGAGATGGATAATACCCTTGACCGGGAGTTCGCAGGGAACTATATCCTCGGACTGCTTGGTATCTCGCTTCATCAGGATGTTGAAGATTCTCTGAAAGAGTATTTCCAGAACACTAATATCGTCTATGCAAAACAGGCAGTGAATACCGCTCTGTTCCATGAGAACGAAGCTCTTAGTGCTTCTGTGAACTTCACTTATCTGACCAAATCAGAAAGGACTTTCTTATTCAAAAGAATGGGTGTGTTCAATAACCCGAAACTCTATGGAGCTGATGGTTACAATGCGCCTAAGATGGGATTATTCTTTCCTATCAACAAGAAGAAAGATCCTGTCTCTGGTAATATGGTGGATTCCATCGGTACTCGTTACCGGGCTCTAGGTAAATACAGCCGGAGGATGGAAGTATGGCAGGTTGGTGGAGCAGGCGAAGGACTGAAAGTGACAGAATTTGATAAGAGAAACACTTATCAGAGATGTCATGTGGGTGCTCATTTCCGCGGAGGCAATCAGTTTGTGCTCCTCGAAGCATCATAGAAAGTTAATCATAGGATAGGGAGGAGGTACAACAAGACTCCTCCTCATTCCTTTTAAAACCAGATATGCTATGTTATACAAGAATGACGAAACTTACAAACTGTCTAAACCGGAGATTGACGCTCTGGTAAAGCAGTTTCACGGCAAATTTCCACTTAGAGTTATCTATCCGTCAGATCGCGTGGTGAAAAGCAGATCAAAACATAATAGACTGCCGGATAAACCTAACTCAATTTCATTTGATCTAAAGGCTACGGTGAAAACTCCATCAGGTACAGAAGTATGGAGATACGCAGACAGCATGGTAGTGGATCAACACGGGAGAAAAGTTTACTCTCCGAAGAAATTCCGGTTTAACGGAAACCGTATGTTGGAGAGAAATGATATTGAACTTATCTTTTACCTCTTCAAGAAATCCGAGTATTGTCTTGGGGGAGAAAACCAGGGAAAATTATTGAAGTTCATGTTTGAGGATCTCATCTCAGACGCAGAGAGAAAAGCAGAAAGACAAGGCATCGAAGCAAAAATCTCTATTCTTTTATTCGGAGAGAAAGGACTTTGCATACCGGAGGATAAACTCAGGGATATTGCAAAGGCTTATCATATCAAGAACGTGGATGGTCTGACATTGGCACAGGTCAGACTCATCCTTAATGAAGAAATCCATAGGTCGAAAGATGGACCTCAGAGATTCTTTGATATGTCCGATGCGGAAGAAGAGATAAATATCCGGTCATCTATCCAGAGAGCGATTGATCTTAAACTACTCGTTTACCAGATTGATAAGAAATCATGGTACTGGAAGACCGCGGAAGGAGATCAGGTTGTCAAGGGGGGGAAAGTACCGCCAAGCAAGAAACCCAATGAGGTATTGTATGATCTTTATAAGGGCGATATCACCTTCAAAGATGATCTGGATGCGGTTATCATGACAGAATCAGAGAAGAAAGAATTGGTGGATGTTAATGAGGATAAGGAATAAATCTTCTCGTTTCTCATAATATTGAATGTCAGGTGCCAGACAGATTTGTTTTTGTTTGGCATTTTTTATAAGAAAAAAAGGCGTAATTTTGAAGTAGTTTGTGAGTAGGTAGTTAAAAGTAAAATGTAAAGTTATGGATAAGTATGTAATTGTAGTTGATGAAGGTCTCATCACAATAAATGATTCTATTTGTGTTCCATTGGATTATGAAGCATATAGCATCAATGGAATGGTCGGTATCCGACACGTAAACCAAAAAGACCTTGAACTGATAAAAGGAAGAGTTCTGCCATCTCAAATAACTCTTAATGGATATACTTACGATGACGATGATGATGAGGCGGAAGATTTTGTTTGGGACTTCAATGCGGTTACGGAACCAGGGGTGGCTTATATGCTGGCAGGCATGAAGGCAGATGTTGATTATCCGGATACGATGATATCAACGATTTTAACTCCAAATACAGCCACGCCGATTACTGCACAATCACGCCCAGGATATGTCACTTTGTATGCTCCAGAAGCAAATACGGGGCTTATTCATGTTGGTACTGCCGCAGTAGGGACAGGAAGCGCAGCGATAGAAGCAGGTAAGTCTTATCCGGTAGAGTTGGATAATCTTGCCACGGTATATGTTCTGAATACGGTAAATGGTGAAAAGGTTCATGTACTTGGCGCATACAAGTCATAGTCAATGCAAAGTCATCTGAGACATAGCGCGGCATTGGGCGTTACAAAAGCACCTAAACTTCAAAGTGCTTTTTCGTTGCAACGTTACTGGGAGCAACAATATAAAACAAGGGTCGCATCTGGCGGAGGAACAATTATTGATGAATCGTTATTAACTTCAGAATTAAATTATGTTAAAGCAAATAATCTATTTAACAAAATTGCTTATTGGGTTGATAATGACTTAGGATATTATGCGGGTAATCCAGCATTAAAAATTCCGATAGTGACTTTTAGTTTTGATGATGGTCACATAAATGATTACGATGTATGGCAACTTTTTACATCTAAAGGATCTGGGAGGGGCACATCTTATTTAAATACAAAACATATTGATAATCCTCCTGGGTTTGCAGGACATTTGACATGGGCGCAAATTGCAACAATGTCTACAGGAGGATGGGATTTTCAGGATCATTCCTGGAGTCATGCACAGGAACCAACAAGCACTCACTGGTGGCTACCTGATTTATCAGATGCAGATGTTAATTTGGAAATGACAAATTCCAATGCGGATTTTGCTGCACATGGATTACCTTATCCTATTCACATGGCTTATCCTGTATATGAAACTACATTTGATAGAGTTCTTCCTATTGTGGCAAAATACAGAAAGTCAATGCGCGGAGGAGGATCGAATTATACAACGTATGATAATTATAAAAGACTTGTATGGTGGAGTTATTCAGGTCGTGGAGTATCATATTTGGGTGATGAGACTACAGTA